ATTCTGCTGATGGCGATATCTGTTCACGTGGTGATCTCTGGATTGGTGGTGCTGATTGTGACCGTCTAAGAGTTGATGGTGACACTGGAGATACTACCTTACGTGGTGGTGACTTCCTAATTAGTGGTGATGTTACAAGTAATCAAAAACTGTTTGTTAACAATAGCAGCGGTAACTTAACTCTTGCTGGTGTTGTTAACATCCAAGGTTCAGCAATGAACAACTTTGATGGTAGCATCAAACTAAATGGTGGTCAATTCCAGGTTAATAAAATTGATGATTCACCTGAATGGCAAGCATCTACTTCGTATGCTGATGGAGATACTGTCTATTACAGCACGAATATATACACTGTAAATACTGATGGAACCTCTGGTTCTACTCCTCCAACTCACAGCACTGGCACTCAAACTATTGGTGGTATTTCATATACCTTCCTGAAGTTACGTGAACCAGAAGAACTCTTTGAGGTTGAAAGCGATGGTTCTATAAACTTCGCTGAACAAGAAGGATTCTTTACACCTAAGGGTGCTAGAAAGTGGGAGTTTGTTGGTGCTGGTACTCAACTACATCAAGCAGAAAGCAATGTTAGTTACTTCGTTGCTCCTTCTGCTGATATGACTATCAAGTTACCATCCGAACCAGGAGTTGGTGATGTAATTAGAATCGTTGATGTTGGTGGTAATCTAACGTACAACATCTCTCTAAGAATGAGAGCTCCTGACGGCGTTGCTATTCAAGGTGATAATACAAATGGCAATTCACCTGATCTATCTTCCACCGACTATGATGGTGGTGAATTGGTTGTACAAACACCTCATGCTGCCTTTGGTTTAATTTATCTTGGCGGCACGAACTACGATGGAACATCTACTGGTGCTCCATCCTCAGCACTCGGTTGGTGGTTAATGGAGATCTAATCTAAAAATGCCAGGATACGCTGTAACAAAAACACAAAGAGCCCTCCCTATTGGTTCAATGCAACCATGGGGAGGAGACCTATCGGACATTCCAGCAGGATGGTTGTTGTGTAATAATCAAGAACTAAATGCTGGCGATTATCCACTTTTAGCACGTGTACTTAGAGACACTTATGGTGGAACAAGTTTTCAAGGAACATTTCCAAATTACACAGGAACGTTCCGTTTACCCCCAATGAATGATAAGGCAGCTGCCGATATTTCTACAGGATATTTTGGACTATATTCTGGTAGCAATGTTGATGCTTGGAGTGCTGGTGCTACAGTTTATGATGGAGATATTATTGTCTCTAGTGGTAAGTATTATTTGGTTCAACTTATTTCCGCAACAGCTGCTTCTGGCACATTAGGAACAACTGCTCCCACTCATACATCAGGAACTCAAGCTAATTCTACTACTGTAAATTTAAAAGCAGAGACCATTGTTGCTGGCGCTGTTCCGTCTCCGATTGATAATCCAGCTGCTTTGAATATTGTTAAGGATTATATTGGTGATTCTATTGGTGGATTTGAACCAGGAGATTTGGGTCCTCCAAACGTACAAAATGCTTTAACTGATATTAGTTTAGAATATGTTCCAGATCCTAACGGTACTATTGTAGCAGTTTCTTCCACTGGAACTGCTCCCGATGTAGACACAGCTAAGGTTTATACAGTTTCTGGTGATGATGTTCAACCTAGTACTAATATAAATTCTGGAGATACTAGTTCTGGAACGGGCGCTGCTTTCTTGGTGGTAATTAATACCGATGGTACGTATTCTGTAGCAACAAAACAGAAAGGAGAAGGTTATGAAATTGGAGATCGATTAATAATTGAAGGTGATGTTTTTAGTACTGATGGTGGTGTAGCGACGACAAATGATTTAACAATTACTATCAATCAGATTGGAGATTCTTATTTCGAGGGTACTATTACTGGACAAAGTATTATTAAAGGATTTGGTATTAAGGATGTGTATGTTATGCCTAGGAAACTAGGAAGATATCACATGGCACAGCACTTCCACGAGGGATTGTACGATACTCTTAATTATAATGATGCTAACGATCGACCAGGAAACGGTGCTTGTGTATTTGCTACTCCTGACTTTACATTTGCCGACTTTGCTTCTAGACGTAATCCATGTCCACCAGAACAACCTTTTGGTATTGGATGCCCAATTAATGTTCCTTTAGAACTATTTTGTAGTGCTAACCCAGGTGTTTATATTGGAAGTAATAAAACCCAAATTACTAACATGCAAACATCTCCATTTACTGCTGGTCCTGGTAGATATGCCATCGCTATTGTTGGTGGTGGATTACCTTTAAAAGGATATATTCCTGCTGGTACAGCACAAGCTGGTCACGGTGTTGGAAAATCTTGGTTTGATGCTGGTGCTAGCGTTGGTGTTAAGAATTTAAGAGATGCTGCTAACAATACATCTGTTGGCAAAACTGCCAGTAAAACTGGAGATGCTGGTCAAAAATTGGCGTGGTTGAAGCAAGAAGGTGAATTTCATCCTGGATTTACTGTTCCTTTCTCCGATTCTTCTCAAGCAGTTGCTACAGCAAATGTCTTGAAAGTAATTGATAATAATGATGCTGGTGCAGTAGATCATGGACCATTTCCAGTGTTATTTAATCATGCTGCTACCGACTTTTTGAATGATACTGCCTCAAATAGTTTTGGAAGTGTTGATGTTATTGAATCTCACGATCATGATGGAACATTTTCTGTTCAATATGATGGAACTAATCTCGATGTATCTGAACAAATACAGGTAAAAGCACAACCTCTAGTTACTCCAGACAATATTCCTAATGCTTTACAAATCAGATTTACTACTAGAGTGGCATCACTCACAATGACCAATCTCATCAGGGCTTATTAAATGGCACGCTACTACGTTAACGAAAAAGCTAGGTTTGGTGGTGTCGCTGGTACTATCATTCCTTTTCCACAACAATTACCAGCAGGAAATACTCCTGACGCTGGTAATTGGAGAGCATATTTACCAGCAGGATTTTTAAGATGTGATGGTTCTGTACTTAGTGCTTCCGAGTATCCTGTTCTAGCAGAAATTCTAGGGACAGGAGATAATTGTAAATTCCAAAAAGAGGGACAAGAACTATCATCCAATGAGTTTGCGTTACCTGATTTAGGATCTAAGTATATTTCTGGATCTGCTTCTTCTGGTACATTCTTGAATTCCAAGATCGAAAATACAGATTCTACTCAGGGATATAGAGTAGGTTCTGAGGTTGAGATCTCATCTTTGGTTGGTAGTACACAAACAATTACATACGGCGGTACTTTTGAGCTGGTTCCTTTTACAGCAAAAAGTTTCATTGGTAATCCTCAGTTTAAAACTATTTCTTCTGATGGAAATACATTGAATGCTTTCCTTAGCGATCAAGCATTCCAGGCACATGGACATGATGCTACAATTGGTGTTTTTAGTTATTTGGGAAACTGGTCGGATTCTATCTTTGTTAGTAATGACGGTGCTGCTTTAGGTGGTAACGATGCTCAAAACGAGGGATCTAATAATCTAGTTCAGGTTCAACAACCAACAGGATCATCTGCTGTTGTTGCCCACTCACACCAAGTTCAATTTCCTAGTAGTGCTGATATTGCTGCTGCTAATGAAATGACTTATCAGTTGTTAGAACCTGCTACTGGTGAAATTGAAATTGATCCTTTAGGACTAGAAACTACGGTTACTATCACCACAGAAAATATTTACAAGTTGGATGAAGCAACTCCTCCATACATTTTAGTAGAATACATTATCAAGTTCTGATATGGCAGCAAAAGTAGTTTGTATATCTGTAGTTGACGAAGCGGATACTTCCACTCATCTTAATAATAGAAATTCTGACTTTAATACTTTTAGAAGTACATATCCAAATAGAGAATTTTGGTTATTAAATCCACAACCATCATATACCAGTCAATTAGGTCTTCCTAGTGCGTGGAATAGTGATCCTCTTACTTTTGGTCCTATTACTGTTAGTAGATTAGATAGTAAATATGGAACGTCAACAGTTCCACCAACTTCTGATTGGTTTACTATTACTGGATTAGATCAAGCAGAAGAAGGAAGTGTCGTATCATTAGCAGTTGATACTTCTGGTTCTACTGTTTTGGCTGATGTCCAAGATTCTTATAACCAGTTTATTTCTGATTGTAATGCTGCTGGATTTGTCTTAGTTGTTAATACCACTTTTGGTAACGAACGCTGGATTGCTCCACATAATGTATCTGTTCCACCAAACACTTCTATTAGTGTATCTCCATCAACTATTTTAAGAAATGGTAGTGGAGCAACACTCTCTTGGACATCTGCTGGTGATATTTCAGAAAATGCTGATGGACTACCTAATATATCTGTTACTGGTGTCACAAATCCTGGTCTTTCTGGTAGTGTCACAGTTAATCCACAAAATACCACAACATACGATATTACTGCCGAAGGTCCTGCTGGAGATTCAGGTGATAGTGTTACTTTAACAGTTGTAGATCTACCTAATATTTCTTCTTTTACTGCTTCTCCTAATCCACAAACTAGCGGCACAGATGGAATTCCAAATTATAACACTACATTGAGTTGGTCGGCGTCATCTGATCTAACTATTACCAGTGCCACAATCAGTTCTGGTACTTATTCTGCTTCTGTTCCAAATCCAAGTACTAGTGGATCTTTTGAGGTAACTAATTTACCTCAATCTGTAGCTGGTAGTGGTGGAGCTAGTAGAACATATACATTGACGTTGTGTCACTCGTTGGGATGTTCTACCGAAACAGTAACTGTAGAGGTTACTAATGATAATACACCATCTAATACCTGGACTACGGAATTTACTGGGTTGGATCCAAATACTGAATATGCTAAAAATCTTGGGACTTTATCTGGCATTGACATGGTAACTAAAGTATCATGCCCTACATCAGGTGTCTTTTTTGCTAATGGTGCTAATGGATCTTACGCTAATCCACAGTATTTTACTAATGGTCAAAACGTTTATATTAAAATGATAACATTACGATTTAATCCCGATCTTAGTGGTTTGGGGGCAAATGATTTATTCGGAAAACCAAATCCCAAAACAGTTAGTATTACGGTTGGATCCCTAGACCCATTTGATGTTACTTTTACTACTAGACCACCTAACATTGGAGAAACATTTAATTTTGATGGGGCGTCTGGTGAATATCCTTATGAAGATATTGATTTAATTACTAATACTCCTAGTGAATATGCTGTAACTCAAACTCTAAATATGGATGATATTGATGTTGACGTTGAGATAAGAACTGATGATCCAAACGTTGAAATTAAGATAAACAACGAACCATGGCAAAGTATTCAGGAGATTTAAATGCCTACCGTAACATTTAATACATTTAGAGATGCTGGAGATCAAAACTACTTATGTTTTTCTGGTAGTTGTGTAGGTCCTAATACTGGAACTTCTTTTGTAGATAAACCTGCTGGCAGTACTAATGGTTATTCTACCCAGGGTAGTGGACCAGGATCTGTCGGTTATAGAATTAATAGTAGCACACAAATTGGTCTTGACGATAGACAAGGTGCTGGTGCTGATAATGATTATAATGATCTCATTGTAACAATTACTTCTGGTAATGCGGAATTTCGTAGTAATGGATTGTATGTTTACTATGATCCTCCTGTAATTAGTGGGTTTTCTGCTTCTCCTAACCCACAAACTAGTGGTACTGATGGCATTCCAAATTATAACACTAGATTATCATGGGGATATCAAAATGCTACTTCATTAACTTTAACCAGCAGTGCTGGTGAGTCGTGGAATGTATTGGGTACAACATCTCGTAATATTACTAATCTCCCTCAATCTACTGGTAGTGGAGCAACTAGGTCATACACACTAACAGCAAATAATCCTGATCGCCCAGCTGTTAGTGAGACAATTACAGTTACTGTATATAATGATAGAACTCCTTCTAATAGTTGGACCACATCTTTCACTGGATTAGAACCAAGTACTCAATACACTAGAAGGTTGGGCACATTATCTGGAATTGATATGACAATTAAAGTTGAAAGTTCTTCTAATGGTGTATTTTTCTCTAATAGTTCTGGTGGTGGTTTTGCTAATCCAAAGTATTTTACTAATGGTCAATCTGTTTATGTAAGGACAACTTCGTTGCCTTTTAACACAAATACTAGTGGATTATCTTCTTCTGCTACTAGTGGAAAAACGAATACTAAAACATTTTCTGTTAGTGTTGGAGGACTATCTTCTTTCAATGTCTCGTATACTACTAGAGCCCCAGTCATCAAAGAAACGTTTGACTATGACGGATCCGCAGGACAATATCCTTTTGAAGATATTGATTTGATTTCTAATACTCCGACTGAATATGGATTAACACAAACCCTAAACATGGATGACATTGAAATTGATATGCCTATTGAAACTGATGATCCAAATGTACAAATCAAGATAAATAATGGTAGTTGGCGAAATATCCAAGAGATATAAAATTATGGACGAAAAATATATTGGATTTTCTCAAGATGAAATTAGAGAAGATTTTAGAAAATTGATGGTGGCATCATCATCTCAAACCGTTTTATATGCTTTGTTTTTTGCTGAGGTTAGAAAAGACAGACGGTTATTAGATAAATTATTCGAACAAGTAAGATATGTCACTGAGAAATATCAGATGACACCATATAGTGTTATCAAGGACTTTGATAATGGTCTTGAAAATAATTATACTGTAGATCCCCAACTGGTTTCTGACATTTACGAAGAAGCATTAGCAGAACTTGAAGCGGAGATGGGAGAAAATAATGCCTGAATTTTCAAGATCTTTAGAAGTAGTTAAACAAGAAGCAAAAGAAAAAATGAAAATCTGCTTACAATGTGAGGAGATGAATAGAGCGATTAAAACATGTAAGCAATGTAATTGTTTTCTTCCTGCTAAAGTCCTTGTACCTGGATTACATTGCCCTCTAAACAAGTGGTGAAAAGATGTCATCAACTCCTGTATCAAATACATATACATCTGCTCAAAACGTTGACATTCCAGATAATCATGTCAATCTAACCATTACCGTTAATGGTGCTAGAGGTGGACAGGGTTATGGGGGTGGATCTAGTAGAGCTGGTGGTAATGGTAGAAATGGTACATTCCAATATCTTTCTTCTTACAATTTCACTGCTAGATCTTTAATTCTAGCTCCTGGTGATAATGGTGGTAATGGTGGTGTATATGGTGGTGGATCTGGTGGAGATGGTCCACATGACGGAGGAAATGGTGGACCTGGGCAATGGTCATATCAGCAAGCATATAACTGTGATCAAGGTAAAGGATATGCTAGAGATTGTGGTGGCAGTTGTGGATGTTGTAGTAACTGGTATTGTGGTGGTAGTCAGGGGAATGGGGATCCCTGTTGTGGTGGAGCACAAGGAACAGCAAATGAATGTTTTTGCTGTTATGAACCAAAAACTTGCTACAACACAATTTATGTAAATAGCGGTGGTGGTGGCGGTGGTGGATCATCTAGTGCTGTTTATGATACCACTGCTGGTGCCTATGTTGCTATTTCTGGTGGTGGAGGCGGAGGTGCTAGATCTCAGGGTACTGGAGCAGCTGCCGCTGATTGGACTTCTGTTAATGGAAATTTTTCTGGTAGCTCTGGTAGTAATGGTGGAAATGGTGGTCAGTCTGGTGGAACTGGTGGAGGAGGTGGTGGTGCTCCTGGCAATAGTTACAATAATTCTGCTGGATCAAAATACAACACACAACTAGTATCTTTATCTTCTTCTTCTCTAGGCAATACTCCAAGTATTGTTGTATCTTACGATTTACTTGTCCCTGAAGTAGAAATTAGCGCAAGTCCTAATCCACAAACTAGTGGATTAGATGGAGTACCAAATTACAATACAACTATAGATCTTACTCTTCAAAACTGGCAATATGCTGTTCTTACAGGTAATGGTATAAATCAAACTTACTATCCTGGCGATACCCTATCGTATACTGATAATAATCTGCCACAATCTGTGACAGGTAGTGATTCTCCTGCCACAGTTACATACACTGTAACGGCATATGCTGGATCTGAAAGTGTAACTGAAACTTTGATTGTAGAAGTTACTAATGATGAAGATCCTTCAACCACGAATTGGACTACCACATTTAGCAATTTAGAAAAAGAAACAGTATACTCGAAAAACATAGGTAAAATTGCTGGTGTTGATATGGTTATTGAAGTTTCGTGTGAAGACGATGCAGTTTTCTTTGCTAATGGTGAGAATGGATCTTATTCCAATCCACAATACTTTACCAATGGTCAAAACATTTATTTAAAAACAACAACTTTACCATACAACACTGACATATCTGAATTGTCTAGTGATGCTACATACGGCAAAACAAACACTAAAACTATGGATGTTGTGATTGGAACTGATACTATCGCTGTTAATTTTGTTACTAGAGCTCCAGTTATCAAAGAAACGTTTGATTACGATGGACAACCAGCTGAGTATCCTTATGAAGATATAGACCTAATTACTAATACCCCAGCATCATCTCTTGTGACACAAACTATAGAAATGGATGATATTGAAATTGATATGGAAATTAGGTCTGATGATCCAAACGTACAAATTAAAATTAATAATGGTGGATGGCAAAATATTCAAGAGATATAAATGACACAAGATTCTTCATTTACTAGCAGATCGCCAAACGACCAAGGTTACACAGGAACCAATAGTAATGGTGGGTGGTCATCATTCATGAATAACAATAATATTGGTGGTAGTGACAGTGGTACACCAACTAGAACTTTTAGTTGGACTATTACTTTTAATAATTATGGCAGACAAACATTCGACACTGCCGTAGATGACTCGGGATCTGTATCTATTAGTGGATATGGAAGTCAGTTTGTTATGGGTGGTTATGGTGGTCAAACTTCTAAAACTACTAGTAGTTATATTCCTCCAGGAACTTATACACTAAGCGCCACTTCAGTTAATAGTGGTAGTGGTCCATGGGGTATAGCATTAGATTGGACTGGATTCGTTCCGCCACCACCAGCTGTAATTACTAGTTTTACCGCTAGTCCTGAAATTCAAACTAGTGGTACTGATGGCATTCCGAATTATAACACTACATTAAGTTGGAATATTACTAATGCCACGACTGCTATTTTAACAACTGATGGTGGTAGTGGTGATATCTGGAATGGTGTAGCTTTGTCTTTACCTAATGGTAGTCTACCAATTAATAATTTACCACAATCTAGTGGTAATGGAGCAAGTAGAACATACACAATAACTGCTACTAACGTAGCTGGTAACACAGTTACTGATTCAATTACAGTTGATGTATACAACGATAGAAATCCTTCTAATTCTTGGACTACATCATTTACTAATTTAGAACCAAATACATCATACGCTAAAAAACTAGGAACTTTGTCTGGCATTGATATGATAACAAAAGTGTCATGTCCTACATCTGGTGTCTTCTTTGCTAATGGTGCTAATGGATCCTATGCTAACCCACAGTATTTTAGTAATGGTCAAAATGTTTACATGAAAATGACAACATTACCATTTAATACTAATATTAGTGGTGTAACTGGAGATTTTGGTAAAACAAATACTAAAACAGTTAGTGTTACTGTTGGTGGTTTGAGTGCTTTTAATGTTTCTTATGTTACCAGAAAACCTAGGATAAGTGAGGATTTTGATTATGATGGAGCAGTAGGAACTTATCCTTTTGAAGATATTGATTTGATTTCTAATACTCCGAGTCAGTATGGATTGTCACAAACTCTAAACATGGATGATATTGAAATTGATATGGAGATTAAGGGTGATGATCCAAATTTACAGATCAAGATAAATAATGGTAGTTGGCAAAACATTAGAGAAATTTAACATGGCAAGTAGAAGAGTAAAAACTGGATTATGGAGAATTTTCGTGCTTGTAAAGTCACAGCAGATTGGTGTGCTTGAAGAGTTTACAACTACTTACAATGACGAAGTTGTCAACGTAGAAGGAATTGATAGATATATCAACCCAGGTGATGATCTCTCTGGTGAAGATGAGATTGTACAACTTATTGCTAACACATATTTTGGTACGTTATGAGCGAAGTATTTCCTATTTTATACGACATGGAACCAGATGATATGTATAAATCTGGTAGATTTACTCCTGACATTACAGAACGACAAGAAATTACGGCAGATAAACCGATTCAAGTTAGGATCAATGGCGGTCCATGGGTAAACGTTAGACCTAGTGACCTAAATAAATCTGAGGATAATACCTGAAGTATAGTCAATGCCATATAGTAGCAATCCTGTGTACGTTAGTCCTGGGGATAACGTACAGGTAAGATATCCAACACCAGATACATGGAATACGCAGGTTACTGTAAATCTTCGTATTGGTACGGGACAGGATCCTGATGGTATTACTTTTGGTACAAAAATTCCTGATGCTACGCCAGCTGGATTTACTTTTACCGATCAGCAAGGATATTTAAATGCTTATGATGGCAATAGCAATAATACCTTAACTGGTGGTAGAACAACTTTTGAAAGAGACACTACATATTATTCCAATTTAATCGAGATGTCGGGGTTTGAAGTCCCCATTGACGGTGCTATTTCTGCTGTATCTAACGGTCCTAAGAATAGCAATACGTCTAATACAACAGCAGAGTTTAGAATCTTTAGAGATGGATCTTTTGACTCTTGGAGAACTACTATTAGTGGTAATCTTGCTGAAGGTACAGGCGGCATTCAACCAGGAGATAAAATTCAGTTAAGGGTAACTACTCCTGATTGGTATATTACTTGGACTAGAGTTACATTTAGTGTAAATGAAACCACAACTGGTGGCGGTCTTGGTTCTGAATATACTGCTGCTGGTGTATCATCTTCTGCTATCTTAACAGGAACGTGGGATATTTCCACTAGACCACAGGATCAATCGATTCCTGCTAGTGAAATTAACTTCACTGATCGTGTTGACATGGTTCCATACAGTGAAGGTGGACCTCAATATTATTATCATCGTGTTGATATTACTAACATTGATGACGATGCTGTACTAAGAGTATCAACTACTGGTGTAGCAAGAGTAGTCAAGGTAGAGGGTGGTGGAAATGCTGCTGCTCCTACTAGTGGATATTCTACATCTTTAACAGGCGTTGTTCTTGGTGATGATGTATTTGTTAGAATGCCTAATGGCACTAACTACACAGAAAAAGAAAGCGGATCAATAACAGTATTTGCCCAAGGTGGTGAGACATACACTAGAGGTAGTAATTCTTATGAGAACGTAGATGATGGTACAACATATGGATCTGGTACTTATGCTGTATCACAAACTCTTGGTAGCGTAACTGATAATTGGCAAATCTGGACAGAAGTAGATAGATATCCAGATGCTATTGCAGCAACACCCATCTTTACATATGGTATTAAGACAGAAATTGTTAGCGTAGGCGGAGTAGCAGTAACAGGTTCTGGATTTAACTACACTGGTACATTTAGTACCACTACTAATGGATCTGGTGAGGGAATGAAGATTAAACTTCTTCCTGGTGGATCAAGTGGCACTTCATTTTCAACAATTAGTGAAGAAAACGGATATACTACAGCTTTCATTTCAGACCCAGGATATGACTATGTTGCTGGTGATATAGTCACAATTATTTCTCCTGGTGGTAGCAATGCTCAAATCAGAATTTTAGAGTATGAAAAGATTACAATCTCTAAAACTGTTGATGCCACATGTGAACCTGGATTTATGTACTTTGCCGACATGCCAGTGTCAGGTCTTGGTACAGAATATACAGACGGTGCTTATGATGACCTAGAATCTCCTTATACTAATCTACAGAATACAATCCTTGATGATACTGGGTCTTCTGTACAAAGTATCAATGCAAATTTGGATGGTCAATCCGTAAAAATCAGGGCAATTATTGATGGAACTGGTGGTGAAATTAGAAAAAATAACACTGGAGCATGGACTGGATCTCAAATTACTGTTGAGAATGGCGATACAATTAATTTAAAACTTAACTCAAATAGTACATTTGGTGGTACGGCTACTGCTAAAGTTAGGATTATTGGTCCTACAGCAGGTAATCCTGACTTAGGTAACCCAACTGGGGGTCCATCCCCTGCTTCTAAGGCAGAAAAACAAACTACAATGACTCTTACTACTAGATCTAGAAGAGTTATTCCATATCCTTTCCACGCTGAACCTGTTTTCCTTTCTAATCCTAATCAAGAGCACATTGCTGAAGTTGCTATCGAAGGTTTAGACGTACAAACAAATGCTGAAATCGTTAATAATGGTGTAGGAGATTTGAGTACAAATGGATCAAACTGGTCTAATAGTGTTACAATTCAACCAACTGATACTACGTTATATGTTAGAACCAATGCCGCTACTAATAGTGGAGGAGTGAAAGAATTAACGTACAGAATTTACAGAGATGGTCAGGAGGCATATGATACGTTCAGAATTTACACCCGACTCTTTAACAATCTAGGATTTTTTGGATTTTTACAAGCAGATGGTGATGGTGCCAATACTTATCAGACATTAGAATTGCCATATTACGCTACACAAGATTTTTATGTAACACTAGTTGGCGCTGGTGGTGGTAGAGGTGGTGATGATGCTCCTAACTCTCAAGGTGCTGGTGGTGGTTCTGGTAACTTCCTTAGATTAAGGGTACAGAGAGATGATTTTCCAGATCAACCTGGATTCCCTGGTGTTACTGACGGTAGAGTTAGAGTATATGCTCCTGATAAAGGAGGAGACGGTCAAAGTTATATTCAAGGAGCTGGCGGTGGTGCTGGTGGATGGGGATATGCCATGGGTGGCGCTGGCGGAGATTCTGGTAATGGAGATAAATCTGGTGCTGGTGGGGGCGGCGGCGGTGCTGCCGCTATTACAATGTTAGATGGAACTTTAATCGCTATGGCTGGCGGTGGTGGTGGCGGCGCTGGTGCTGGTAATGATACTGAAGTGCCACGTTCTGATGCTTTTGGTAACTGGGATGGTTATGGTTCTCTACAAACAACAACCACTGACATTAATTTGGGTGGTGATGATGCTCCTGATGCTACTGGTTCAGGCGCTGGTCCTGGCGGTGGTGGTGGTGGATATGATGGCACTGCTGGAACATTGTTTACCCAGAAATTAGATGCTGATGGCAATGTTATTCAAACTACTGATTTAGATGCTAGGGGTGGACTTGGTGGCGGTGCTTATTATGATAGTACAAACACCGTTATTCTTGCTGGTACTACATTGGACGGTCTTGGTGCCCCTCCTGGACAATTTGGTAGAGTTATCATTGAATATGGACCACAGGATGTTACTCCAGACGATTTTGACTTTGATCAGGTAGATAGTGTTAACATTAATACTCAGGTTGTTTCTAGTAGAGCACTGATTCAAGGAATTACAGGTAAAGTGCCAATTCAATTATCTTCTCCTGGATTTACTGCTACTGCTAGAGTTTGTAGTGCTGATAGTGATGCTTCTTGTGGTGATTGGGGTGCTACTCAAATTGGCAATAACGAGTATCTTCAATTAAGAGCAACAACTGGAACTTCATATAATACGCCATATGAAGTACAAGTTGAAGTTGGTGAAACAACATCCACGTGGGTTATTAACACTGGTCCACCACCAGATACTACAGTAAATTTCTTCCAGTTTACAGATGCTGAAGATGCTCCTTTGAGCACTTTAACTACTAGTGAGGTTGTTACTATTAGTGGTATTAATGTTCCTGTGGAAGTCACTGCTAGTGGTGGAGCTGAAATTAAAATCTATAATTCTGACAACACAGTAGATTTAGATTGGACATCTGGATCAACAGCAAATTATATCGAGAACAATCAGAAACTACAAATTAGAGTCACATCTTCTGCTGACTATAGTGATGATGTTGATGTTGTTGTGACAGTTGGTACTGGATCTAATTCCGAAGATATTTGGACGGTTACAACCTTGGATGAAATTGATACTGAACCAGAAGCATTTAGTTTCTTGGATGTTAGTAACGCTAACCCTAATACAACATACACAAGTAATGTCAATGTTATCGAAGGATTGGGCGGTCCTACTTATTTCCAAATAGATTATGGTGATAATGATCAATCAGATTCATCAACTCCAGCGTTAGCCATTATTCTCCTTGATGGTATCGAGCAACTCAATTCTTCTGGTGATCCACTAACTTATATTCAAGTAGAGAATAATGATCAGATCTCATTGAAATACACTACAACTGGTGTACTTGGAGAACCTAGAGAGTTTATCACTAGAACTGGTGGCACATATAATACAACAACTCAAGAAGTAGAAGGATCTACCGATTACCCAGTATATGAAACTGACTGGAAAGTAACAACTGCTGGATCATTTGTATCCAACCCAGCAGCATTTACCTTCCAAACAGTTCTAGCAAGTGGGGCTGGTGTTGACACTAACTCAGTCGAAGTTCCCTCTATTTCTGGATTGGGACAAGTTACGCCAGTTGTCACCACAAATGGATTGAAAGTTTCTATTAATGGCGGCACTTTTAATCCTTCTAGTGGAGAGTATACAGTAAATAATGGTAATACTATTCAAGTACAGTTAGAATCTTCTGAAATTCCTGGATTCACTAGAACTGGATCTATTACTATTGGTAACTATACGACATCATTTACTGTACAAACTCCTGCTGCTGTACAGGACCCAATTAAGAGTCAGTGGTATAGTTCTATTCAACCAGTAAAATATCTTGTTGCTGGTGCTAATGCTGGAAGTCAAATCCGTTTTGATACTAAGTTTGATGGTCTTCCTATTGGATCTATGATTCCTGTATTCCAAGATGCTACACAATCTGATAATTGGGGAGACCTAGATGGCGAATTTACTTCTAGATTCCCTGGTATGTTGTACTGTGATGGTAGTTATGTCGAACCAGAAGATTATCCTATGCTCTTTGCTCTATTACAATATAGATACGGAGCAGAAGCAGTAACTGGTGAAACATTTACCACTACTTTATACGATGTCAATGGTAATATTCTTAAAGAAGATGGTGATGCTAAGATCTTAATGAGATTACCTGATCTTAGAAACAGATATCTTAAGGGAACTGGTGTTATTGATGGTACTCAATTATCATCTCCTGGACTAGCACCTACATATCAACCAACCAAACTTGCTGGTGCCCCTGGTAATCAATCTCCTGGAGCATTTGGTGGTATGTGGTATGTTGATACCATTGGAGATCCTGGATCTGGTGAACTTGAACAAGTACAAACACCTGCCGAAGGTTTACCAGCAAATGAATCTGATTACTTTGGTATTGCTCAGGTACAAACCACTGGTTATACTGATGTCAGTGGTAACGTGGAATTCTTGGTATCTGGATCATGTGTAGCTCAAGTAAGCCTTAAGAAACAAAAAGTTTATGATGTTCCACTACACTTCCATGAACTAGTTACTGGTCAGAAGGACCAGGGAGCATTCAAAGGTCGTGTTAACTGGGGTAGTGATGGTGGATTTAGATCTCCTGCTGCTAGTGCTAGTGAAACATTTGTTGGTAAATTGAGTACCACATATGAATATGAAAGACAATATGGTTTTAACCAGTGGGGATATTTAACTAGAAACGACGTTTACGTTCCTGACAATAATCTACCACGATCTGCTTACTGTCCTGGTAAATCTACAGAATGGTGGGATGGTAGTACAGAAGATTGGTCAGATCCATCAGGTTATCAAGGTATTTCAGACATTGGCAATCCGTCACCAAATCCTCAATTAGTACAACCTAATATGCTTGCCGTCGATGGAGCTATTTTAGGAGTTGATGTTACTTCTTCATCCACAACCTCAAGTGGTGGAACATATTCCCAGGTTGCTTCATCTGGTGGTGGTGGATCGGGAGCAACATTTACTGTAATACGAGGAACCACTGCTGCAACTACTGGAGGAGATATTCAAAATCTTAGCATTGGTAATGCTGTAGCTCCTGATGTGACCGAGCAAGTTGTTTATGAAGACATTACTGCTACTCCTGGCGCTAATGTGACTGGAACTGGTGCTGTGTTCGCTGTACTTATCAATACAAATAATACATATAGTGTACAAGCAACTACAGGTGGATCTGGATATAATGTTGGTGATACTCTCACTATTCCTGGAACAACATTTGCTGATGATGGTGGTACAAATGGTGGTACAGATTCAAATGGCGATGTCATTGAAAATGCTGATGGTAGCGATCCTCCAGTTGAAGATGCAAATGGTAATGAAATTGTAGACGCGAATGGAGTTGCAGCACCAGATAATAGTATTACAATTACTGTTAGTGCTGTTGGACCTGCTAGTTCAGGAAATGTTGGAGAAGTAGTATCTGTTACTGTTAACTCAGGTGGATCTGGTTATACTAGTGGCGGTACAGTAACTCTTGCTGCTGGTAATGTTGGAGGATCTGCTATTACTTTAACTATTAACTCAATTTCTTCTTCTGGTGCTTATGGAGAAATTAATAATTATATTGATGTTACTAACTCTCCTTGGCCAGGTAATGGATCATCTGACTTTAATGGTGTTGTTGGTGCTTATAAACAGTTTACTAGTGTTGACATCCCAGAGAAACAAGCTACTATTAAAGGATATAATCCAGAGAGTAAATTGTTCCACACTCATTATGTTTCTCTATCAGCACCATTTGATGATGACGGAGAAATGTATAGTTACGGTAACTATGACACTTATGGAAACAAGAGTGCTGGTTTAAATACAAATGCTAGCACACATGGTCTTGAATCTGTTAATCTGGAATTCAATTCCATTGCTGATCTTGGTGTTCAAGTTCTTCCTGGTACATTTACATTGTCACAGACAAAACAACTTATCCCAACACCATCACTAACACCTCAAGATGAAGTAGCATTGATGTCTCCATACACTTGGACCAAGTGGTTGATTAAGGCATACTAAATAGTAAAAAGAATTCTGACAGAAATGGCGTTCAATCCAGACGATTTTCAATTTGAATCTATTGCTCCTCCAGAGGAACATAAACCTATTCTGGAGTGGAATGCTCTTGCTAGATTTATTGTCCTCAGAACAAGAGGAGAAAATAAAGAGTGGGAGTATTTTGCCGCTAAGTTAGATCCTGCTGTCAATTCCAATCTTTTGACACATTGTCCAGACGAGTGGTCTAATGATAATGATCGAATTATTAATTTTGCCATTTATGAGGATGGTGAATATATTCTAGAAAAAGAAAAGCAAAAATTTGATTTTGCTACTAAGAAATCAAAATGGATTAGATATCAGTATAAGAATCTTCAACTAGATGAAGTAAAAGAACTATTTGAAGTTCTTAAGGCAGCTATTGAAGTTAATAAATTAGATCAAGAAGTAATTAGAACTAGAGAGATTGCTGATCTTGCTACATCAAATGAATATATTGTTGGTATTGATGAGCAAATTAAGCAAACTAAAGAACTTTTATTAAACAAGAGTGATTGGTCACAGTTGGCAGATGCTCAAGAAACATATGCTGGAGAGGTTGATAATTGGACTACCTACAGAGCATATCTTAGGGATAATATTAGATCGCCAGAAGATTTTGATGATATTCTGGACTACCTTGTTTGGGATGCTGATTTTAGATGGCCTATTGATCCTGTTGCTTATCACAAATTAGATCCAGATGGCAATACTGAGTATCTAAGTGTACCAGAACACTTCAGTAAATCTATTACTGGTACTGGTAAATTTGCCAGTGAAGCAATATATGGTAGTGTTGAAGCTGCTGCTATCACTATGAAGTCAAGATTGAGGAATGGTGGTATTCCAGTCACACAAAGAATTTGGGAAAAAGTACAACAATACAATTTAAATGATGGTTTGGCAGGTGCTAACCTAGATAACTTAACTATTGTGGAGGAGTGACATGTTTGTATCTTGTAAAAACTTTATGCAGTGGATTCAGAACTACACTGAAGCACTACAAACCACTGTTGTACTACTAAGAACTGTTGGTCCTGATGGTGTAGATGATGCTGCCAAAGCAAATCAAATCTACTCAGCATATTATCTGAACATGCAGTCAGAAAATCCTGCTATCTTTGACAAATTGTTGTACAACGAATTCACATTTGTGGAGTTTAGCGATGAAGAATCAGCACAAGACTTCTGTAGAGATAACTTCCCAAACGTTAAACCAGACGATACTGATTATTTCATTCAATACGTTATTTTTACTAATGGATTGTATGGCGGAGGAAACGACGGCACTAACGGACTGAGAGAACCAGAACCAGAACCACTTCCATAACTGGCACGAACCGCCCACCACGGGCGGTTTTCTGCTATAATTACAGGGTAGTCAGCAAGGCAGTCGATGCTCACCCTTCGTCCTCACCAGCAGCGTGCTCTTGCTGCTCTTGAGAACAACACTCACGGTCAAGTCATTGTCCCCACTGGTGGTGGCAAGACTATCATTATGATCAAGGATGCTCAGCGTCGTCTGACTGCTGCTGCTACGCCACAGACTATTGTAGTGGTCGCCCCACGTATTCTACTGGCAAACCAACTCTGTGATGAGTTCTGGTCTGCTTTCAATGGTGATGTTGATGCTGAGTTCTTCCACGTTCACAGTGGTGAGACTTCTTTCGGCAGCAGCACCAAAGTCCAGAAGATTCAATGTCACGATGCTGTCTGTAAGACTGCTGGTCTTCACCAAGTCATTTTCACCACTTACAATTCGCTCCGTCGTGTTGTAGAAGCAGGCATTGACATTGACTGTATCTATTACGATGAGGCACACAACTCTGTCCGTCGTGACTTCTTTGAGTCTGTGCTTAATGTTGATGCTAAGTCCTACTATTTTTTCACTGCCACTCCTAAGCACACCCATTCTCCTTATGGTCGTGGCATGAACAACAGCATGGTTTACGGTCCTATTCTTGAGACTGTTCCTGCTCCTGAGCTTGTCAACAACGGCAGCATTCTTGCTCCTGAGGTTGTATCCTACGAGGTTGACTTCGAACGAGTCAAGGGTAAGTTCTCTTACGAATCTGACAAGGACACTCTCACCAATCTCATTAATGACATTGATGCTGATGGTAACAAGATCCTGATTGCTGCTCCTAGCAGCAAGATCATGTTCAACCTGCTCACTAAGACTAGTGTGCTTGACTTCTTTCATGACAAGGGTTACGATGTACTTCACATCACCAGCAAGTATGGTGCTTATGTGAACAAGACTAAGGTCAACCGTGAGCAGTTCTTTGACACGTTCAATGCTTGGGGCAAAGATCCTAACCGTAAGTTCGTGATCTTCCACTACAGCATCCTGTCTGAAGGCATCAACGTTCACGGTCTAACACACTGTGTGTTCCTTCGTCAACTGGATGTCATCCAAATGGCACAAACTGTCGGTCGTGTTATCCGTCTTAACAAAGACGACGCTGCTGACATTGCTTGTGGTAAGATTACCCCAGGCAAGTTCGAGATGTATCGTAAGTCCACTGGCAAGGTCATCGTGCCTGTCTTCAAGAACTACGGTGCTCCCACTATCAAACGCCTTCAAAACCTTGTCGATACTATTTTCGTCAAGGGTCTCCCCGCTGTTTCTGTCACTGTCTAATGGAAAACCAAACACGTGTTATCGGTAATCAGATCCTTGACTGGCAACAGTGTCAGGGTCTGATTGCTAACAAAAAGACTCTGTTAATGGGTCGTCAATCTGTTCGTGATGCTATTGTAGTTGCTGAAACTACATGGGAAGAGGCAACAGAGTTCTATTATTCTCTTCCCACTGCTGATCGTGCCATGGTCCGTAAGTCTGGGCAGCAGGGTATCTGTGGTGATGGTGACAACATTCTGGGTTGGTATGACCCAGAGTCCAACAGTCTCACCAAGAATCCTACCCATGCCCGTGGCATTTCGATCTGCCAAGCATACCTCAATCAAGGTAGAAAGTGTGCCTACACTCACACTGGTCCTTACAACATTCTGGACTTTCAGGTAGAGCACATTGAGCCTAATGCTGGTGATCATCCAGACAATTGGTTCCTGGTAGTATACAATGTCAATGAGAATCGAAAGCAGTCTCGTATGACTGCTTTCATTCAACGTTGGGAGGATCGTGCTAAGAATGGTGAGCAAGAGTTCACCGATTGGTACAATGATCTCAAGAAAGCATCCGACAAGGGTCAACGTGTCAAGGTTAGCATTCTATCCATGACTGAAGATGACCTGAGGGATTATCTCTTCGAGTGTCCTGCTAAGTATGAGAAATATATGTGGAGAAACATTGGTATGTCATCTCTACAACCATTTCGTTTGACTAAAGCAGGTGTAGCACGTCCTGGTGGTAGTCAGGGCAACTACAAACCAGTTATGAATACCATTCTTCGTGAGTATCTTCTTGGTAGTAAGGAACTAGCACGACAGATCTTCCGTACTGTTCGTATTGGTGCTGCCAAATATGTTAATGGTGAGATCAACAACACTGACTATGTTAACATCATGTGTGAGTGTATTGAGTTGTCAAATCACCAGCACGTGAAGTATAATAGAGAGAAGTTCACTGCCCAAGTCCTCCGTAACACCTATTCATGGCCCCATCTAAAGTAACAAACCATTCTCTCTACCGCTATGCTGGTGGGAAGAATCGTATGAAGAAGGATCTTATCAAGATTATTCGTGATGTCAACCCTGGCATCGAATATCTTGTGTCTCCCTTCTGGGGTGGTGCTAGCACCGAAATGCTGATCGCCAGTGAGGGAGTCAAGGTCCAAGGTTATGACGTGTTCCGCCCTCTGGCTGACTTCTGGGAGATTGTGTGTGGTGAGGGTGGTGCTGCCATCCTGGCAGACGCTGCTGAGCAGCACTATCCCTTGATTGATAGCGATCACTATAAATCCTTCCTCCCAGGGTTAGATAGTGAGGACAAGTGGGAGCGAGCACTGTCATTTTACATTGCAATCAAGGGTTCGTACTCAGGTAAGATCGGATGTTCTACCGTTCGTAGTAGAGCAGAGTTCAGATTGGTGGGAATTGATAAACTTAGGAATTTTCATGCTCCCAACGTGACGTTCTGCCATGGGTCGTGCTTCGACACGATCCCAGCACACAAAAATGACTTTTTATACCTGGACCCACCATATTATGAGACCGTGAGCCATTACTATGGCAAAGATGGTGCTCTTCACAAGTCATTTGACCATGAGAAGTTCTGTGAGACACTCAAGCAACACAAAGGTGGGTTCGTGATGTCTTATGACAACAGTGATGCTGTTCGATCACTGTATCACGGGTGGACTGAGTTTAGATATCTAACATTCCCATACCAAATGTCTGGTACTAAACGCTATGATAAAACTGAACTGGTTATTGTTAAATACCCAGAGAAGGTAAAACCTAAAGTTGGAGCGTTGGAGGCATTTATGGTATGAGTTTATACTACACATCACTAATTTGTGTTTTTGCCATTGTATTGGCACTAATGGTGATTGATCCAAATGTTGGTGTGTTTATTGACCTACAAGTCAAAAACTTGTGGGTACAGATAAAGAGGACATATTATTTGATCACTATTGGTACTGTTGTTAAAATCAATAATTGGAAACTGAGTCGTGAACTTGAAAAGATGAGACGAGAGTATGATTTCCCAGACGACACAGATTAGTGATTATATTGTAAAGTATAAACTAATGGATGCTGATGATTCTATTGATATTATCACATACCTAGAGAAATACTGTAAATGGAAACCACATGAGTGGTACAATCACGGTGATGATCACAGAGAATCTTTCAACGATTTTGTAGTCACTGACAATCAATCCCTGTCCAAACAGTTTCAACCATTATTACAACAGGGATTGGTTGAGTATGCTAACACCAAAATGGGTAAATTCTCTCAGGCTTTTTTTAATACACATGTTAGATTCAACAAATATAGTGTGGGTGAGAGTATAGAGGAACATGTGGATCATATTCACTCTATTTTCAACTCAAGACCTTCTGGTATTCCTGTTTTAAGTATGGTAGGATGCCTCAATGATGACTATGAGGGTGGTGTATTTCATTTATGTGAAGAACCCATTGACATCAAAGCAGGGGAGTATATTATATTCCCATCGCTGTTCATCTATCCACATTATGTGACACCAGTTACCAAAGGAACCAGATACTCATGGGTATCATGGGCATGTTAATTTGCTTTTACTACTATGACTATTGAAGGACGACCAGAAATTCAAGTGCCAGATGATTACTGGCAAAATGAATATGCCAAGCAACGTAAAGATAGGATGCAAGATGCCATCGATGATTATCTTCAAGATGAGAGGGTATCAGCACGTCAAACCTATGAAGAGATGCTGTGTGGTATTCACGATGTAATCAAATACCATAAAAAGAATCTTAAGAAAGCTGAAGAACTGAGGGATCTGATGCTAGGATACCGTTCAGTTGACCTAAATCTTCCAGAGAGATACTAAGCACATGTTCGAATTCGAGTCACTGTCACATGAAGTGAAGGAAGCACTAGCAGAAGATTGTGAAGACTTTCTTCTTCACAGACATATTCCTCTTCATTCACACTCTTATGATAACATTATTATTCAAGCCCTACGTGAAGGGTATCAAATGACTGGTTTCGATCGTGGACCTTATTCTAGTATAAAAAATGAAAAGTGTTGACATTAGTTTAAATGAGCGGGAGTTAAAGTTTCTCATTGATTTGATGTGGGGTGCTCCTATTGCCACTGTTAAAAATACAGCAGAACGCCATGGTATCAAAGATAATGATCTAGAAGGATACCTGGCAAAGTGCCTTGGTTACATGTATCTTGAGTCCGATTCCTGAACTGTCCACCCAACTGCCATGCCGAAGTACGATGCCCTATACTTTAAAAGTCAACGACAGGGAATCATGATCACTGACGACGCCATCGATCTTCAACTCCGCCGTACCATTCTCAAGTCCATTGAAGAGATGGACATTGAGATGCTCAAGCGTATTGCTTACGAGTGTCGCTGTGAAGAGATGGGCATCTATCCCGACAGCACTTACCTTGGATTTAATGATTGAGTTACCCAATGATTTTCCCCATGAACCACCAAGAGGATACAACTACGAGGCAATTCGCCATAAAAGTAATGTTATTGCAATTTGGCTTGTATCTACTCGTAGGTGGGTGTACAATGGTGGCGATGAATCTCGTACTATCTGGGGATTCTACAACACAAAGAAACGACAATACCACTCTCCAATCAACTCTATAAAAGTAGGGGATGTTGTTGATGTAAGCAAGACTAGAGCATACACTGCTATGCCTATTCTTAAACCAATGAGACCATCAATTTTATCATTTTGTTAATGAAACTTCCTGACAACAAGTACACTCAAATGACAGTGTATTATGCTGCTACTGTGGCAGCATTTATTGTGGGCATTTCCACATTTATCTACCAATCGTGGGTAGACAACAACATGAATGACAAAGTAAGATCCTTTATTAATAAGACTTTTAGTATTATCTCTAATATTTCTGATGTCATTGTAAATGAAACAACTGTTAACGTAGATACAAAAGTTACTAAGTAGTATAGTTGTATTCAATTGATACAAATGACTGACATAGAAAAATCCATGGTTGATGAGATGAAAGAACTCATCAAGGATCAAAACGATAAGATCCGTGACCAAGATGACTACATTAAAGAGTTACAACGCCAAATGGCAGACATGGAGAGTAGAGAGTACGATTGTTAATGTTCCACCTATTTGAGATTCATCATGGTTGCTCCGATGCCTGGTCAAATTCAATCCAAAGAAGAGGTACAGATGTATCCAGTAGGCACGGAAGTAATATACAAAGAGCACCATGGTTGGGTCAAGTTTTGTGACCCAGAGACAGGTACATGTAGTATCTGTATTAGAGTATTTGAAGATGATCCAGCACGTAATGTGTGCTTGATCGTATATAAACATGACTTAGAGCATGTTATTCCTGTTGTTGGCAACCACTCCCGAGGCTGATTATGAAGTACGCTGTTGTGTACATGAAACCCAAGAAAAAGAAACTTGTTATGGAACAGGCAGTGTTCTATAATCTTGATGATGCTTCCATGTGGGAACAGCACATCAACAAAACTCAACACCTTAAAACAGAAATTATTCCAGTATTTGAATCATGAACAACGAATTTGAAGGCGACATCTTTGGTGATTATGAACTCCGTGAGAGTATTATTCGAGAAATGAGTGAACAAGAATTGTGGGAGACACCTGAGACACTACCAGAAGACCTGCTAGCAGACTTCTGAGGCAACCACCTTACACAATGTCATACAACCCCTCAGGATGCCCTTCTGAGGGTTTTTAGTATATGCTTGACTTCAATGAGTAATGTGCTACAATTAGAAATGTCCACACAATTAGTGGACGATAAAAACAACAACGAGGTAAAAATGTATCAAACAATTGCTCAAATTGCTGCTGATCCTAAAGTAGAAAAGCAAGCAAAGAAATGGATTTGTCCTGGTGCTCATGGTAAGAAACTACGTTATGTAGAGTTTGATGATGTGAGTAACATTAAAGTTTCTACTCAATATCAACGAGATTTTAGTCCTGCTGCTATCAAAGAATTCAGTCAATTGAATCGTATGCTTTTGGTGCCAGGTGTAATTGCTCGGCGTCCAACATATCTTGGTGAACAAGGTGGAGATTGGTGTCTTGATGGGCAACACAAGGGAGTGTTTTTTCAACTGGCAGAAGCAAAGGAAAGTGGTGAAGTATATCCAGCAATGTTGCTAGAGCATGATGATGACGCAACTCTGGAACAATGTATCAAATTAGAAGCAGAATTGTTTCATGCTCTCAATAGTAAGCGTCGTAAACTTACGAAGATTGATATTATTCGAGCAGGTGTGCTGTTTGATGACCCTGAAGCATGTTGGATTCTCACTGTGATGGAAGCATTAAAACTCCACTGTGATCGATTTGGTAGTCTAGAAGATGATGCCCTTGAACTGAAATCATTTAACCAGTTCTATCTCATGCTAACCTATGATAACAGTATCGGTAAAGGTCTTCAGTGCCATATTAATGGTATTAAGTTGTGGGAAGAAATATTTCCTGAAAACTTTGTCACTGGTTCTACTCTTCGTGGATGTAGATATACATACGAGTTTATGAATGAGGTGCTTAATGAGGGTCAGCGTAAAGAATTTTATAAATTCTTGACCAAGCGATATCGTGACACAAAACAGTCTACATTTATGAAAGGATTGCCTCAGGATGGTAATACTCCTAAGTGGATTCTTAAGAAGTTTTTGTTTGATTACAAGGATTATTGCTCCATTCATAACATCCCATCACGACATTGTATCGGTGATGCTACTATGGAACAGGCATGTCAGATTAGCAAGAAATTCTGTCTTGACATGATGGACAATTGATCTAGTGTCACACGACCCCTCAGGATGCCCTCCTGGGGGGTTATACTATATTCATACCAAACGAGGCAACCCCTTGAAGATCCAACAGTCCGCCGTCACCGTCGATTTCTTCCCTGTCGGCACTGGCAAACGCTTCGTTCAACGTGTTGTCTGGCACCCTGGTGCTGAGACTGAGATGACTTCCTTCCGTACCGTAACCCGCTCCGAGGCAATGTATGATGCTAACCAACGTATTAACAACGGTGGCACTCTTATCGACTTTAACCTTGATGAGTACAGTGGTAAAGATTACTCCCCACTATTCTGTTGATAGTGTTTGTTCTTTCCTTCCTCAACCACACCCAGACTGTAATGTTCACTAAAGAAGATCACGAATTTATCGACATGTTGTTTGGCAAACTAACATGTCAGGAGACCATGGATGTTGACATGATCGACCTCCATGATGACGATGCTGCTGGCGCTGACGCCATCGAGTGGACAAAACTAGAACTGTCATGATCTCCCTCCCAAACCCCACCAAGACCCTCTATACTGAACACAGTTCAGACAACGACATGACCACCGAGACCTTCGCTGACTTCTGTGCCACTCAGGATGCTCGTAACACTATCCAACTCAACGTCACAAAGTATACCCTGATGCTGTGTGATGCTCTGGAGCAGAACTTCAAGGATCGTAACCATGGTAAAGTCGGTGGTTATGATGCTCCTGAGTATAAGTTTGTGATCGAGTCTGGTCGTAAGTATCACAAGATCATCATGGAGGTTCCTAACCACAATCGTCCTGCTTCCCGTAGTGTTCACGCTTTCGTTGATCGTAAGACTGGTGAAGTATTCAAACCTGCTTCTTTCAAAGCGCCTGCTAAGCACGTTCGTTTTAACCTGCTGATCATTGAGCAACGTGAATGGTTACTCCAACATGCTGACTGGGCTGGTGGTTACCTCTACAAGCGTTGAGGTTGACAGCAGACATTTTGTCTGCTAAATTACTATAGTACACTTTCTTCTCACAAACCAATGGACCACGATCTGATGTATGTTGTCGTCAATGGTGAAGCCATCATGATGGAACAGGGTCAAGTTGTTACATATCTCGTTGATGAAAACGATGGTACTATTGACTGGACTAGTCAAGATACGGTAGACTGGGAAGACATGCTCCCTAATGAGTACAAAATGTACAAATCTGCTGTTGATTTTGTTCAGACGTACACCTTTGACAATGTTTACACCAAATGAAGAAGTTTACTCACATCTCAGATCTATTTGCTCCAATTAATTATGATGCCACACCAGTACGTGTTTGTCCACGTGCTGACCTTGAACCAGAGCAAGTAAATAAGTTCTGGAGATACCACGGTCGCTTCCCAAATGACTTCGCCCGTGCTATCATGGAGATCCTGCCCGAGGGTAAAACCTTCGTGCAATATGACCACCTCGCTAACTCACTTGTAATCAAATGAATCCCCTCCAACAAGAGCAACAATCTGTGTCCAAGCAAGTTGATGCCATCATGGCAAATCGTAACCGTCGTTTCAAATTCCTCATGAAGAAAGGACGTGTTGAAGATGCTATTGCTGTGGGTGAAGAGTTCATGGAGTGGATGATGCTTGACCAAGAAGATTGTGACGAAGAAATTCTGTATTATAAGGAGGGAGAACTTGAGGAATCTGTGGAACGCTAATGCTGTTGTATCCAAAGGAGCAATGAACATAAAACCCTTTGCTCCTATGGCAAAGGGTTCTTCTATTGTACAATGGGAGACTAATCTTCCCGACTTCCTTTGTGATGAGATCACTAGTTATTACATGAATAACTGTGAACCAAGAGATGGCACAGCAAAGGGTGATACTAAAGAAAAAGCAGCACGTAAAGTAGAAGCACGTTGGTCACTACCATATGACTGGGTGCCTTCTTTCTTATGTAACTATATTAACTTAGCAAATGAATCATTCTTTCAATATGAGCTAAGAGCATTATCATATACTGAGTGTCATCATCTTAAATACACACCAGGACATTATTATGATTGGCATGCAGATTCTTCTCCTGAACAAACTACATTAGTTGCTCCACCATCGTGGACTGAAATACATCAAGATATTACAGAGTATGTGAGGAAGATCTCTTTCACACTACAATTATCTGATGAAGATGAGTACACTGGTGGTGATGTTCAATTGATTGATGATTGTCATGGTAGAGTGCTGGTCACTGTGCCAAAGAAGAAAGGTTCTCTAGTTATGTTTGATTCTCGTATCAGACATCGTGTCAAACCAGTAAAGACTGGTACTAGATATTGTTTAGTAGGATGGGCATTAGGACCTAAATGGAAGTAAATATTGAATTAGGTGAAGATCTACAACTAGAGTACGAGTCATGGTTAGCGGTAAAAGAATCGTTGGGCATTCATCGTACTATTAACAATTTCCTTTATTACACACACAATTATGGTACGTTCGCTAATCCCCGTATTCCTGACGATAGCTAGTCTAGGAGTATCAAACTTCGCTCTCGCTAATGAGGACAAGATCACCAAGGGTTTCTATACTATGGATTCTCTTGGATGTATGTTGCTCCGTGAGTGTACTAAGGATGTGAAGGAAGTGTTCAGTCTATTAGACATTAGTTCTAACTACGATAACACTGAAGAGTTCACACCAGTGACACAAGAGTTTAATAATATGCTCATGTCACTCAATCAAATTGGTGTGAAAGTATATCTTGCTAATGAACGTTACTTCCCCAAGATGCACCGTGGTGTGTATCATACTGTGGGTAATAACTTCTTCCTCAACAAGAGGTATATGAATGATCCTGCCACATTAATGATGGTAATGAGGCACGAAGGATGGCATGCAGCACAAGATTGTATGGCAGGTAGTATTAAAAATAGTATGATTGCCATCATCCACAATGAAGAGGACGTGCCTGTGCTGTGGCGTACCCTGGCAGAGCGTACCTACGATGCCTCAGCGGTCCCCTGGGAGGCGGAAGCGTCGTGGGCAGGCAGAACTGAGGGAATGACCATGAAAGCACTCCAGTCGTGTGCTGCTGGCACCATGTGGACAGACTACGAACTGACCCCACTCACTCGTAAGTGGTTGACAGAGGAGGGATTCATCAAATAATGTATTACGATACAGTTCACTGCTCCTATGACCTGGGACCTGGATTCTGGAATAGGAATTTACAAACTAAAGAACTATCTCAGACATGTGGATGCTACTGGATTAGTCCAGCAGGTGAATTGTATGAGGTAGATTACACTGGTACACAGGTATTCACTGACAGTGAGCGTGTGCCCTATGAACCAAGTGGATTACATGGTAGAGTAACACCTGTGGACATCACCACCACAATTAGGTTACAACCTGCTAAGTGGGATGCTTATTATGCTAAGTGTCCCATCTGTCATGTTACACTGTTCCACGGTAAGATTGTTCAACACTCAGTCAAATGATCAAAGTAACTCAAGAAAATGAAACAACCTTCACGATCGAGTGGGACGAAAAAGACCCAGGCGAAAGCATCTTCAACTCGTTCACGGAGCAAGACTTCATCGACCTCCTCCAATACTACTGTGAGCAAGAACTCGACAAAATCGAGAACAGCAGCAGCACTAAAGAAGAACACGGAGAAGTTAACGACAACATCGAAGAACTCACGGAGCACTTCTTCGAAGACCCGTACCTCCAAGCAACAAACGAAGAAACCTACGGTATCTACCACCAAGAAAACAACGAAGCGCCGTAAGAATGCGGAAGTTTCCGTAACTAACTCCCGTAAGTTGGAATTGTTTCCGTATGTGGAGACATTCCCTTACTTCCTTGAGGACAAAACAGAGAACAAAAAATGTTGGTTTACCTGCTATGATCATGCGAGAAAGTACATCGAACGATACAACCCCAGTTACAAGTTATACTGTTACACTGGAGGAGGAAAGTGATGATCTAGTCCTGTCTATTCCTGAAGATATTCTTAAGGAATTGGGTTGGGAAGAGGATGATGAGATAGAATGGGATATAAATGAAGATAACAACTCAATCATTCTGAGGAAAGTACAATGACCGATGCCGAACGTTGGAACAGGGGACTAGATCTGTTCATCGAGAGCGTACACAAACCTGATCCCGCGCTCAGGCAGTGTGCTCACAATCAAGAATGTTATCATGAACTGATGTGGGTACGAGATAATGTGTTAGAATACCTCAAGACACTACGTTGGGCAGAATGAAAACTATGTGGGAGCGTTATTTACGGTGGTCTGATCGTATTAACGCTCCTTTTTATCGTCACAAGCATCGGTTGCTACTCTATGTTGCCTTATCACAAACTGTTATTGTGACAGTAGGATTACTCAATCTATTCAGACCACAACCACCTCTCACATCAGTCTGTCAACAACAGTATGATGGAACTACTATTTGTTATTGCCAACGATGAAAGAGTTTGATTATGAACTGGATTACAAACAACTTGACTTCACAGATCCAGACACTCGTAGACTTTATCGTATTGGAAGGGGAGAGCAAGGAGTTCTATTGGTTCGCCCTTATACAGACATTATTTGTGCTCATTGGCGATTTAGAACCCCTGACATAGCATTACAATCAGCCACACAAATCTATGCTATGTTCCAACGATATATGGACCAAGAAGATTTCATTGGTATGGATATGTGTCGTAAGTTCCTTGAGATGGGGTTTACACGGTCTAGAAGGTATGCCAACCACTCTTCAGGTAGGAAGTATGCTACCAAACCGCCATACTACCATACAGGCGATCGTGGAGGGACACCAGTATTACCACAAGAACATGATGCATTAACTAATGAGAAGGCACAATGTGCTAAGATATTTAAAACTTATCGTGACAGGGCTGCCAAACACCCAATCTATGTTACAATGAGGAAAACATGGAGATCCAATGAACAATGATTATGATAGGGATGCTACTCCCTCACACATCACATTAGATGAACAAATCCTCATTGATACTGA